TGTGTCTGAGCAGGCTGCTGTATAGGAGAAGATGCTTCTTTAATACGTGCTTCTAACTCTTGCATTTTTGCTACGTTCTGCCTGTTTAATTCTTCGTATGCTGGCGGCATTGGCGGCATCTGAGCAGGAGCTGGTGGCTGCTGAATAGGGATCTGTGCAGTTAACTGAGCAGCCATTGTTGTTAGCTCTGACTGAACTTGCTGAGCTACTAAAGGAGGAACTTTATTAATGACATCTTGTACTTCAGTTCTAGAAATGTAATCAGGTAAAACCTTCTCAACTTTCTCTATCCTTCTAGCTAGTTCTGGATCTTGCGTTGATCCTTTAAGACCGATCGTGACGAATTGACCTGTTGCTAAGCCAACAACAACCGCTGCCGCACTGGCAATGAGTACTTCCATAAACTATGTCTTGCAGAATGTAATCTAATTGATACGCGCTCAAACTGCCACTATTCGTCGTTTCCTAGGACAATCGCATCCATGTCTAACTCAAAGTTGGTCGAATCAATGATGTCCTGCAATGATTCTTCCTCTTCTTCACAGAAAGCCAAATCAGTATCATTCTCTTCCATTATTCTTGACGGCAAGGAAGCTGTTCCTTCTGTAAATTTAAAAGCAAAACCAGCGTCCTTACTAGCCATAAGAAAGACTTGCTTCTGTGTGAATCTCCCCTCCCAGCAATCTAGTAATGCTGCGATCAAGTCTTCCCTCGAGTAGTCCCTGATCTCGATTGCAATCTTTTGAAGCAGATATGCTTGCTCCATCGTTAGATCTGGGTTCATAATGAATCGCTCCTGATAAACACCATAGATCAAATAGATCGTTATTCAGAGGTGTAACCCATTCCTTAATTCTGTCTGCTTTTTCCGAGCAATAAAATGTTTGCTCTTTATACCAGACCAACCAATCACGCTGAGAACCTTTTGCCGAATTACATGGTAGACATGCTGGCACTAGATTAGTGCGAAGACTGCTACCACCAAAAGCTTTCGGTTTTAAATGATCAATCGTTAAGTGAATTTTAGCCCCTTTACTATCTACCCCGTTTCCGCAATAAGCACAACAGCCCCATTCATCTTTGATTGACTGTCTAAAACGTCTCAAAGCAGCACCTTTGGAGATCTCTACTAACCCGAAACGGTAGCTCTCCCAACGATCTGGTATCAAAGAAAATATTCAGTTGATTCAACAATAACTAGTTTTATACGTCTACTAATCGAGTTTAGATTTCAAAACACCTACAATTAAAAGTATCGCTCTAAATAGCATGAAGGTTTTAAAGATCGTTGCTATCACTAGTATCGCCTTTAATATCTCAATTATCGGTGGAACTATTGGTGCATATTTCTACGTCCAAACACCAGCCGTTCAAGAGAAAATAAAGAAAGCATTAATCAAGAAGCTTGCACCTAATATCCAGAGTCAAATAGGCAAATCAATGCCAGCAATACCAGAGATTCCTGACTTTACTGGAGGAGCAGTTCCGCTTAAGTTCTAGTCGTGTCGAAGATACGAGAGATCAAGATTAGAGAGATTGACGTACCTGAAATACCTAATTGGGCAATAGCTATACCAGAGAGCATTCCTGTCTTCTCTCCTATCACTCAGCAAATCATCACAGGACAGATAGGTTTTCCTGTGATGGACGTTCCAGGGTGCGTAGAGGCCAGAGAGACAGCTAATAACGACAATCTGGTAATCGATGCAGAAAATACAAATCTATTGGTCTGTGACCCCGGTCAGCAGCCATCGTTTAACGCGATGGACTACAACCCTGACAGCACTCCACCGATTGCTAAGAGTGTGATGTTGCCGCCCCCTTTGGATCAACCGAAATCAGAGAGTAAATCAACTAATAACAATAATATTTCTGATGGTGCAATCGATCCCACTGGAGGACCGCAATTACCAGCACCTAGAACACCTGACCCATGTCCCAGGCCAGATGATCCGCCCATAGGAAGTAAGGGCAAGTTTGGTACAGCTCGTGTCGAATCCTATTACCGAGATGCTTCGGGAGAATGCAAAATTAAATGGACCGCAGAGAAGCCGCAGGACGTTGCTTTTACATATTTACCTCCTCCTCCCGTCGCTCTTACGACAGCAGCAATAGCGGCCACAGCAGTAACCAGTTCAGTCTTAATTAAGCCCCTATCGGATGCTCTGCTTAAGATCGTCAAACCGATTACGAAAAAGGTTGTTAAGAAGGTACTTAGTCGTCTAGGGAAGAAGCCCAAGGTGCTTTCCGTTCGTGAACGCCGATTAGAGCAGAAGGCTCTGAAGAAATAGATGCGTCTTGTTGTACTTCTGTATCTGTGCTGTCTGATTGGATTTGTTCTTGTTCTTCTGTGGCTATTACTTTTGTGACGTTGATCTTATGAGAATGATCTGGTACTGAAGAAGGATAATTAGCAACTTCAATATCTCCGCATACAGGAAAATATTTAGAGGTCTTAGAATAAAATATCCCACTCTGTTTCAGAGTTCCACAGTGTTTAAGTCTTGAAATTTCGTAGTCAAGTACCTTTAAATTTAACTCAGCTCTACGAAGCGCAATCTCTGTACTGGCTGCTTCTTTGCACAGTCCTTGTAGCTTTGAATCTAAGGGCTTAGACCATTGAATCGTTAAGCCATAATTGAGTCCATGATTATCTTTTTGTTGAGTAAGTACATTTTTCTCGAATAAGACATTACCCGGATTATCTGGAGCACCGTCACCATCAATGTCACGCATGTCATAGACAGGCTCTTTATATGAAGTGACATATGGTCTTTTAATGTTATGGCTTAATCCCACGTAGGGAGACAATGTCATCGTTTCTGCTTGACATACAACGCCATTTTGTCCGAATGTCGAGTTAATAAAATTTCCAGTCAAGACCTGATAGGCGTTCACGGTCGCTGAACCACTGGAGTTTGCGACTGGATTGGAGGTAGCAGACACTCCTCCTACATCGGCTAATGCATTGGCTGGTATTAGAAATAAGCTAAGAAGTCCTGCGGCTACTGGCTGAAGACGCTTGAACTCACAATCGTTGTTTCTATTTCTTGTGTGCGAGTTATGGTGGTGCGATTTCGGAGTGATGGTCCTTGATAACTCTGCGTCATAGTGAAGGTTCCTCCTGGCGTTGTTAATGACCAGTTTGGAGCGGTATTTAAATCTAACCCTGTCCATGTGGTTGTACCACCTGAAGTCGTCGTATGATTAATTGTAGTTAAACCCGTAGGATTTATGTGACCAGTGCTTGGTTTTATTCCTGTACCAGAGACACTGTATACATAGCCAGAATTATAATCTTCTGACACTATCACCTCTGATATGACTTGACGTTGAGTTGTCGTTGAGTCGAGTTTTCCGCTCGTATAATTTGGGACTACAGGCACACTATGACTAGGATCTGCCCAGCTAAGCAATAAAAATATTAAACCAACTAAACGTCTCACCTTAGCGTATGGTTAGCTCTTGAACGTGTTGAGCAATAGCCGTTGTGCCAGCACCACCACCCACGATCGCCGTCGTACCGCCCCCAACACTAGTCAAAGTTCCAGCCAACGTCGATTTAGTCCCACCAGCAAATGTCGTAGTCTGACCATATGAAGGAATGGACTGCACCTGTCCTGTTGTCGTACTAACAGTTGAACCTGCATTCAAAGTAGCTATAGGATCACCCTGTAAATATGAATTACTAAAACTGAAACTTTGCCCGGCTGTATGGATATTATAATTTCCCATAATCCCAGTCGGGGCAGCAGTTGCAGAGCCAACAGTTAGACCTGAAAAGGTATCATTATTTCCTGAACCCACTGCAATATTACTTCCACTTACCGATATGGTTGACGGCACCCGTGTTGCAACTGAGCTAGCCCCATCAACAGTTAATTGAATACTCGATTGAATCCGATGATGAACTTCTGAGTAAGCAGGTCCACATAGCGACAACAACCCAATTAAAACAGCGAACCGTTTCATCACCTTAAAAATAACTCTCCCCTACACTGTAGAGAAAAATAATTATCGAGAATTTTTTAGAGGTACGCTTTGCTGATATTTGTAGCAAAGCCTACAACTGTGGTTCCCGCAGCAATAACAGCAGCAGCTCCAATCACCCACTTCTCTACTACCTTTAGCCTCTCTCTAAGATCTGCTTGTTTTTCCTCCAGACGCTCTATCTTCAACTGCATCACTGTGATCTTGACCTCTTGGGAAGCATCAAGATTTATTCCAGAGTCAGACATTAACTATCCTTTGTTGGCTTCTCTGATTTTACTAATTCTGCACCAACAATTTGGATCGGTGTCTGGACACGAATAACTTGCTCGTTACTGTTTTGTAAGGCAAGGATCTTTAATAATTTTTCCTCTGTTAAGCCTCCACTATTGCTACTTCCGTTCTTCTTTTGACCAGCACTTATGCCATATCCTGCGAGAATACTACCGAGCAAGCTGGCAGGAAAAGTTGGATCAATATTTCCTTGCTCTGGGATTGGAATAATTGTCGTCCCAAACGTCAATTTTTCAGGTAGACGTACGTATGAAAGTGTCAACATTGTGATCGACCACCCAAGCACACCAACTTTTATGCCATTTGCGAGAAGCTCTTGCCATAAAGGTTCGTCTTCTTCCTCTTTCTTTTTCTTCTTAGCTTTAGCAGCTTCTGCCTTTTTCTTTTCCTCTGCGGATAGCTCCTTCTTCTTTTCTTCGACTTCGGCCATTTTCTAGTAGCAACTTACTTATATATTAAGAAAGTTGCATTATGCAAGATAAAGCATACACTAGATGAACCAAGCATAAGGTCGATGGTCGTTAGAACTTTAGAACCGTGGGTATCAAAGACTGAACTTTGCAAGTACTTAAACATCAATAGATGGCACTTAGAAAGCTTGTATCCAATTTTTAGCGAAGGCATTCATTACCGATACAAGAATCCACTCAAGAAAACCAGCAACAAAGTCTGGAAAGCCACCAAAGTAGAGCAGCTCCTCTGCGATAACTCTTCGGCATTAGCAAGAAGACTGAAGAGGGTTAAATGACCAGCTCAAACTTCGCAGACCACAAGGAAGGCAGTAAGAGGAAAATGCAATTCTCGAAGTCAGGAATCCCTCTTCACCAGTTAGACGACATTCAATACATGGAATTTGCAATGGAATTCCCAGATGAGATCGTAGACCCAGAGGATGACAATGGAACTGCATGAAGAATTTAAATTTTGGACGTTGATTAAGAAAGCAGAAGCAATCAAAGCAACAATCCGAAATCAAACTAATCCTGTGTTGCAGTTCTTTTTCAAGCTGTTCCTCTATCACAGCTTTATGAAGACAGCTCAAGAAATCCAAGACACGTTCTGGTGCGGAGAGGAAGTATCCCTCTCAAAAATTGATCAATTACCCTCGTTCATACGAAGGGATTATTTCTTTCACTAATTATTTGCGATGCCAAATCACGAAATTAAAATCACCATTAGCCCAGATGGAAATGTAAAAGAGGAAGTTCTTGGAGCATCTGGTCATGTTTGCCAACGAATTACTCAACCAATCGAACAGGCATTGGGAGAAGTCGTAGACCATAAGCACAGTGCTGCTTTTTTTATTACTGATTCAAATCCGAATGAAGAGAGGATTCAGTTATTAGAAGAGCAAGACTGGAGAGGTTGCTGCGGAACTTTTAATTGTGCCCTCTAGGGATCTGTAATTTAACTTCAATTGTTCTGGCTTCGTGATCAATTTCGCCGTGAGAGATTGTTTCTATTTTGATGCCAGCAAGATTAAGTCCTTCGAGGTAAGTCTTTGTCTCTCCCTCGAATCTGATGACATCTAGCTGGTCATACATCTCATCTACCATGAGATCTTGCATTTGCCGCATTGGTTTGCTTTTCGTAATGCTGCGAGAAGAATAGCGTCAATCTGTGACAAAATGTACAATTTCAACACCATCTGTGGTGTCTGATAGAAATTTGAGTACATATACTTAGTACGGATGTTTAAATCCATCGATCAATCTTCTTCTCTGTTTGTCTCCGTCTATCCATAGTTGATAATTCCTACGATGGACTTCTAAAGAGTGCCCCATTGCTTTTGCAGTTTCTTCTTCACTTACATGTGACCAATTAGGATCTGATGCCATCGTGACAGCATATGTATGTCGTAAATCATATGGAATTGCAGCTATTTTGTGACTTTTCCGCTTTGGATTATCTCCAAGCAATGGTGGCATTGATCCTTTAGATCCAATCGTGTGATCTGTGATGTATGCACCTAAAACTTTGTTGTTATAGCAAAGTCCTCGGTCATCTTTATGCGACAGGGTAATTCTTTGACTTACGTCTTCAGGATCGCGAATATCTGGCTTGCTATTTCGATTAAGCCTTTCCTGATGTTTTTTGAAATTATCAAATAAATGATATCTATCTAACCAGCTTTGATATAAAGGCCAGACGGCATGATCATCAATTGACTTAGTTAAACCCCATGGAACAAGAATAAACCCGTTATCTAATTTCTGAATATGCCAAAGCTCATGGTTTCTTAGCCCATAGCAAAGCATCATCGCGAGGCACCAGACTCCTAATGGATATTGACCTATGTTTTCATCAAAGTATTTTTCTGCGGTTTCTTTAGGAATAATCGCCCTCACTTTCGCACCTTCTTGCTTAGAAGATCTATTCCTAGGTTTCATTGAATTATGGTTTTCTCTTTCTCGTTCTAATAATTGCTTCTGCAACCAATGAGGATCTTCTCCATCTCGTAAGAAAAAAGCTTTTCGTATTTGAGATAAAGAATCTAATTTATTTCTAAAACCACTATCTCCATATTGGTGATCACGATGCAACCAATCTTTAATTGAACCCCAAGTTAATTTAGGATTTATTTTTTCTAATGAGTTTAGATGCGATTTAGCATTAGCGTTAGAAGATCCTTTATTTGATTTTTCTAGATAATCCAAAATAAATTTTTTAATTTCTGACCAATTCGAATCTTCTTTAATATTTTTATACCAATTGTCTTCTCCTTTGTTTTGGACATCTGCCCATGCTTGTTTGCAATCTTGCTTACTATGTTTCGTTAATGGAGTAAGCGAATATGTTTTGTTTTTATCATCTCTATCTCTGACATAAATAAAATCTCTATCTTTCTTCTCAAATAATTTCCATCTGTAATCGTGTGTTTTCTGGAGATCAACATACGATTGCAGCTCGCAGCTTGATCTACTCATGGTTTATGACCTCCTGTATTTAGCCCGAAGAAATAAAATGGAGTAGAAAGGTAGAAAATTCTGTAGTTGATACAGTCCGAAGTGAGTAGAAATGGGTAGAAAGTGGAGTAGAAACACCTCAAAAACGACCTAAATTTTCTACTCAGAGACGATTTGGAGTAGAAAAAATCGCCAATATTCACTGCCAATAACGAAGAAAAACAAGCCACTGTAGAACAAATTTTCCGCTGAGATCCCTTTATAGCACTAAAAAAGCCCAGTGTCTAGCTGGGCTTAGTATTAAATGGCGGGGGCAAGATTTGAACTTGCGACCTTCGGGTTATGAGGGCGGCCTCGAGTAGCCACTTCCATTGGTATGACTAGGCTCAAAAAGTCTCGGAGTAGACACGGAGTAGATTGTTTCAAAGTGCGACCTTCGGGTGATCAGCCCTACCATTAACCCCACCTTATCCAGCTTTTTAAATTAATCAACCCGACTAGGTTGGATACCAAGCAGGCTGAAGAGTGCCTCGATCGTCATCATCGTCATCATCTTCTCTGGTGTCGTAACCAAGAATAAAAGTGACGATTGCCACGCATATCAAAGGAATAAACGGGAACAATACGGCTAATTGAAAAGCCTCTGGATCGCTGAAAAAGTTCATTTAGTTAATTGTTTTGATTGGATTTTCTTTTGAGCTTTTAGTTCTTTCTTTAACAATTTCTTGGCTTCTTTTCTGGATGTACAGACTTCAGCCTTCAGACTAAGTTTAATTAATTTGCGTAATTGTTTTTCGATAATTGTTAACTAACAGCTTGTGCTAATAATTCAGCAGCAGCTAATTTTGCCGCTGATTCTTTATCAATTGGGACTGGCATTCGCTCTGCTTGATTAGCATCAATCACATCATCTAAAAGAACACCAGCACTTGTACCTGTGATTAAAGGTATTAATAATTTGCCCAATCTTCCTGCCATTCTGTTACCACCAACTGACCTAGGAATCGGTGTTGATTCAATCTGTTGAACAGCTCTTTTGACACTTGGTATATCAGCAGGTTGATCAAAAGCAACCTCTGAAGAATATAAAGGTAATTTGGTTTGTAAGGGTCTTTCGGTTAATGGAATCGATCTGTACTCAGGTACATATAAACCCAAAGCCTTCATCTGATCTATTGATAAATTCTCTGGAACGCCTTGACCTCTGAGTTGCATTAATAATGCATCTATCCCAGGAATTTCTTTTTGATAAGCTTCTCTATTTCGAGAAGTTATCTCAGTCATTCGATCAAGAAACTCCTGAGCCTGAGCAGCTCTTAATGCTTCACTTCTTGGATTTCTTCTTTCAAACTCTTCCTGATTCCAAGCCATGCAACTAAACCCTCGGTTCTAGACCAAGTTTTCTTCTTTCTTCTAGATCTTGTTTCCAAAGCTGATCTCTTAACCATTGAGGAGCATTTTCATATCCTCCTTTTTCAATTCCACCTGATTCATTCCAAGTTTCAGGAACCTCTGCTTTTTTTACTGGCATACCATTTTTTAATATCCATTCTTTAGTTCCTGGGCTGAGATCATCCCAATTTTTACCTTGACCACCTCTCTTCCAGTACTGCAACTGATCTTCTACATTTTGTGCTCCAATGAGATCTTCAGAAGAACCACCCAGAGGATCACCTACATCAAAACACTTAGGAGGATCTGATTGCAGGCAAATTTTATTTCGCTCTTGCATTGGTTCAGGTAGCCCAAGGTCGGGTCCGATTCCCAGCAATGGTCCGATTTCTGATCTGCTTCCAGCGAATAACATAATTAAGCAACAGGTAGTGCTTGAGCTGGCTGATCTTTCATCGCCAAGATTGCAGGAATACTTCCAATACCTGCCGCACCAAGAGTTGCAAGACCACCTCTTCTAAGTCTGTTCTTCAAAATCTGCTCTCTTGACAAAGCCTGTGATCCTTTCTCTACAGCTTGTTTATTGACACTTTCTAAGACCCTTTCTAATTCTGGTGTCTGCTTACTGGTCTCTGTCAGTTCTTTTAATCTTAAAAATTCTTCTGGACTTACACCTTGATTTGCCCCTTTCTTCGCTAAGTCATTAGCAATAGATTTATCCATCGCATTAGAGATTGATTCTCTTAAAACCGGATCAAGGCCAACACTTGCCGCTGCTACTGCCCCAGGAGGTAGTCCCGCTAAAAAACTTATTAGATAATTAAGTGGTATTTCACCAGAATTTCCACCATGTGTTTCACCCCGAACTAAATCCAATAGCCCTGCTCCTTGCGTTGCTAGACCAGCACCTCCTGTACCAGCCATTAATGCTAGGAAGGCTGGATCAGAAGCTGCCTTGCGTAAAACAGACACGATTTATTATTTTTAGTAATCATTACTTATTCTAAGTAATTATTTTTCCAAAAGTTTAATTAATAGGGGTCTTAATTCGTGTTCTGGCGGGAAGTGTCTCATGATTGCTCTTGCTTCTCTTCTGACTTCTCTAGGAATCCTTGGTGTTTCCTTTGTATCAGTTAAACGAAGCAAGAACTCCCTCGCGCCAACCATTGCTTCGATTTGTTGATTTGGCTGACTAATTCTGAGCTTCATCTTGCTTAAAAACAATCTTCTTTGTGTTGTCTTTGAGCTTTAACCCATCCCTTACATTTTTAATATGCCAATTATTGGACATATCTTGAACAATTTCTCGACCTAACTCCAAAGCAAATTCTTCTGCTAGCCCTGTAAAAACAGCATGGGGGTGTTGGCCTTTTGGTAAATCATGACGACCAGAGCGGTCATATAGATAATTAATAAAATCACAGCGGTTCTGCTGCTGTCTGACTGATCGTTTTGCTTGCTCTCTTTGGTCAAGTAATTTCATGCGAGACTTGGCTTACGTTATGTAAGCTTAGTCTTATTTTACTGATACTGCTAGTTATCCTTTGATTAATAGTTTGGTTGATGAAAGAGCGACACCAGCGTATACATCGGTTCCTGTTACAGGTGTAAGTCCAAGAGAGCCATCAAATTGAAGGTAGTATTTTTGCCCTGGAGTCAGCGATGATTTTGTAGCCGTGTTACCTACAATTTTCACACTTCCAGTAGCTCCATTACTAATTGCGGCTTTGGCAAAACCTATAAAGTTTTCACTAGTTAAGTTTGTAGAACCTGGTATAAATGCTGCTGCATCACCTGCATCATCGTTCTGTCCATCTCTTACTGCAATTAATGCCCTTCCAACATTAGCATTCCAACCAACGGCAGATTCACCAGCACCTGCTAATACTTCAAATCTAGGTGTCCAAGTTATTGTTGTTCCACTAACTGTTCCAACAGAAGCGTATCTTTTAGATTCTGTATTAGAGTACCAAGATGCTATTACGTTGTTAGTGGCTGAATCGAGAACCGCAGACATATTTTGAGTTTGATCTGTATCTATAGTTACTTCAGATCCCCAACTAGGATCATAGGGTGATGAGCTACCAACAGTACAGACTCTAGAGTGTAGTTTCCAAGTATCAGTATTAGTAGCATAAACTTCTACGAATTTATTAACACTAGGTACAAAGACAAGAGAGTGAGCACTTACCTCACCAGAGGCCAAGGAAACTTCACTACTTCCACCTGAGAGGGTATTACTAAAAGACTTTGAAATAATATTGTTTGAACCTGTACTTTTTCTCCATGTAGCTAGATATCTGTCTAAGTTGGTGTCATAAGCTACGTCTATCATGCCTGATGAACTTACACTGGTAACTTGAGTTGAACCTACGTCCCAATCCCAATCAGCATTATCGTTGTCATACTTACCCTGTGCCATCCATACATGATTATTAGTATTAGTCCAGAAGAGTGCAACTCTACTATTATCTGGATTGAAACAACATCTTAAATTCCTTGTGTCCTGAGTATCAGGGTTACCCATTAACCTATAACCCGCACCGAAAGTGATATCATCTCCTGCGCTATTAGCATAACCAACGGCTGTATGTACCCTACCCCAATCTTTATTGATATAGGTAAGCATGAATCTATCGTTTGTGGTGTCATAACAACAATCAAGTCCTCTATATCCAAAGTATCCTCCTATCTCACCACTGCTGGAACCATCAGTAGGTATCATTCTCTGTGTTCCGTATGAAACAGTTGTTCCACTAATGGTTACACTTCTGCAATATGCAGAGGGATATTGACTGTTTGATCCAGTGCCTTTTAGATAAAAAATTACATTATTGTTTTTATCAGGGTTATAAACAACTCGCATAGGAGCTATATAATCACTACCACTTCCACTATGGTATTCAACGGCTGTCCCTATTGTGTCATTCTGTCCAGTAACTTTTTCAATAGTTCCGTCTGTACGTACAATACAAGCTTCTTGAATTGCAATTGCTCCTGTAGCTGTAGCTTCTATTTCAGGAGAACCTCCAACGTCCGCCCAACTAGGAGCCGCACCGCTACCACCTGACGTTAATACTTGTCCACTTGTGCCGTAGTTAGCTCCAGCAATACCAAATTCACCTGAAGTTCCGATGCGAAGTCTTTCAGTATCTGTTCCACCAGTTGTTTTAGTATGTAACTGTAATACCCCACCACCCGCTGATTCAGCAGCCCTTATTCTACATAAATCAGTAACATTGTTACCTTTAAACTCTAATGCAGGAGTATTGTTATTTCTATTAAATCTGATTCCAGTAGTACCTTCTTGAATATCAAATAAAGTAAATGGATCATTAGTTCCAATACCAACTCTTCCCGCACTCGTGATCCGCATCCGTTCGGTTAAATTACTTGAGGTAGAGTCTCTAGTTTCAAAAACTAAATTTCCATGTCCACCACTTACTATTTCGTTTCCAATTCTTGCCCTTGAACTGTTAGAACCCCCATCAAAAGCTAAATATTGTGCATCTCCTACACCTGGATCGGATCTAAGTCTTAATAATGTTATGTCTCCACTTGTAGCATTATAAATTTCTAGTTTTGCTTGAGGGCTGGTAGTTCCAATACCAACGGCATTATTCGTGCCGTCTACAAAGAATGTTGTTCCATCTACTTTTAAATTCTTTCCAGATGCAATTTCTATATGCTCACTAGATGTCCACGAATCAGTAGCGTTTAACCAATTAAATGTTTTTGAAGTAGAGCCAAGCAAGGTCCAACCTCCCCCGTCGGCGGTGGTATCACTAGGACTAGAGACCTTACCGATTTCGATATTTTTGTCTTCTACCTGAAGTGTTGTCGTATTGATAGTTGTCGTTGTGCCGTTAACAGTTAAATCTCCACTTAGTGTGAGATTGACTCCTGTAGCATTACCCGTAAAAGCAGGGGCAGCTTTTGGTGCGAAACTAGCTACAACGAATGCAGTCGAAGCCGCTTTAGTACTATTGTCTCCTGCTGTAGCCGTTGGTACTGTGACTGTACCCGTGAAAGTTGGATTTGCCTTTGTTGCCAGATCAGCTATGACAACAGTTATCTCATTATTCGAGCTATCCTCGTAAATCAAATCTTGAACTTTTAAATCACCAAACGCCATGAAGCAATCTCTACTTTCCCAATACCCTTATTTTAGTAGAAGTCCAGTACGACTCCCGCCATACGTCAATTAATGGATAAAAGTTCTATTACACACGAGGATCACAAATTAATAATTAAGTAGTTTTACGTCTAATTAGTATTTTATCTGCAGCGACAGCTAATCCACCGGGATAAGCAAGACCACCACCACTAGTGATAGTTCCGCTGTCTGTCCAATAATAAACACTACCCGGAGTTAAACTAGACTGATTTCCAGCTACATTTCCTTCTAATTTAATAGTTCCTGTAGCTCCATCACTAATTGCATCTTCAGCAACACCAAGAAAATTTTGACCACCAGCAGTCAGGTTACTTGTATTTGACACTACACCTCCTGTTCCAGAGAAATTATAATCATTTACTCCACCATCTCCTTTGCCGATATATGCTATTTTTCCATTATGTGACATATAAACACTAGCTAATCTCTCTATATTTCCTCCATAATTAGTTATTTGCTCAGAGGCATTACTTGTATTTAAAGTTATAGCAGTTCCAGAAACTGTTCCTGATATTGCATAAACATATTTTTGATGTTGGGCATAAATGTAATAAATATGATGCTCATCTGAGATGCAAATATTTAAACTATAATCAGGTCGGCCATGGCTTTCATAACTCTGTGCTGTACCAGATGTAATATCAAGTGAAGATGAATTAATTGTATGTGCGTTAGTTTGTAAAGAATTAGTACCATCGTAATTCCTCCAAGCAGTAATCCAAGATCCAGAATTAGCATGATAATTTATTGCATTAATACCATCACCATTACCTGATTTTACCGTTATTGTTGATCCTTCAGTTACAGCAGCAGCACTGTCAGTCGCAACTTTAAACGCCATCATTCGCTGATTGCCACTTGTATCCCATATAGCAGCAGCAACATTGTTTGTTGAATCATGGCTAATATCCCAATGCCCTGCAGGATTATCTGCACCCAATTGTTCAGCTTTTCTAAAAGTCCAAGCAGTACCTGATAAATCACCAATAATCACACCAAGAGTATTCTGAGCAAACTGACAATTAGCATTATCAGCTTTTGAGAGAACAGCTATTCGATTTGTACCTATAGCTATAGGTGCTGGTCTTTCATAATATGAACTATTGCTACTGTTTCCATCAAGATCATATTCACTACCTAATGTATCAAAACCGTCATTAGATGAATTAACAGGTAAGATTTTTATTCTTGTACGAGTTCCATCTGTATAGACAGCCACAAATCTTTTGCCTGACATGGCACAAATACCATATCTATCAGCAGCTACACCTCCTGATTTTATTGTGGTATGTCCATGACTTGTAAAATCAGTACCACTTGTTGAAAGTAATACGCATTTTAAATCACTTCCGCTAGTTCTAAATGCGTAACAAATTAAATCACTTTCAGAGTCATAAGCTATAGCATCTTTTTCCTGTCTTATTCTTGACCATGTATTCGACCCAGATAGTTGCGTTCCACCTGATGAGGAAACACCATCAGTTGCTGTACCAGATAATTTTATTTCCTCTGCCTTTCCATTACTTTTAATAATTACTGGCTTACCAGCCGCAATGGCTCCATCGGCAACTAAGTTAATGGTATTTCCACCAGCTAAAGCAGAACCGTTGACATTGATTGCACCCGTTACGTTTATTCCACCCGAAGTTGTCTCTAATTTCTTATTCCCCGTATGAAATAATTCTGCTACATTTGCATTTACTTTAAGAATATTATTTCCAGCTGCATTTGTTAAACGTACATCATCTCCAACAATTTTTAATGCACCTGTACCAGTATCGTTAATATATGAGTGGTTTGAAGAATGGTATATCTCAAGTCCATCAGTAGTTCCTGAAGCACCACCAACTAAGAACTTCTTATCATCAGGTACATGTATATGCTCACTAGATGTCCAAGCATCTGTAGCATTAACCCAATTGAATGTCTTGTCGGTGGCACCTTTCAAGGTCCAGCCTCCTCCATCGGCAGTCGTATCAGTAGGAGTTGAAACCTTGCCTATGACTATATTTTTGTCTTCAACATCAAGTGTTTGAGTATTAATGGTAGTAGTAGTGCCGTTTACAGTTAAATCTCCACTTAGTACAAGATCTGCTGCATTAACTGTTCCAGTAAATGTAGGAGCAGACAAAGGTGCATAAGTACTAGCTGCTATTGATGTTGTTAGGTAATCTCCTAATTCCGTTTGAACGTAAGCAGTAGATGCGGCTTTTGTTGAATTATCATTAGCTGTTGCTGTTGGGACTGTGACTGTCCCAGTAAATGTTGGTGATGCTTTAGGTGCAAAGCTAGTAACTACAAAAGCAGTAGATGCAGCCTTTGTAGAATTATCTCCAGCCGTAGCCGTCGGTACCGTTACAGTTCCTGTAAATGTTGGATTATTCTTAGGCGGTATATCTGCAAGGACTACTGTATTATCACCAGAGCCTGTATTCCATATCAGATTCCGAACCTTTAGGTCACCGTAAGCCATGAATAGGTTTCTTCTATTTCCCTATCAGTAGTTTAATTGAACCGAAGAACCTAACGTCTACTCTGGAACGACTTCAGTAGGAGTTACCTCTTCTAATGCGTTTATTTCTTCTTGAGCAATAGCTGTCTTTAGTTCGTCAACTGCTTTATTTGCTGCTTGGAATTTAGCACCTGCTTCGTTCTGCACTTTAACTGCTTCTATGAGCTTGCGAACAAGTTCCTGATCTGCCATAACAATAAATAGACGTATCCAAATTATAGATTATTTAGATGCTGACTGTGTTTTCGGCCAACACTAAGCATGGGCATAATAGATAAACGATTCACCTGAACCATTTACTTTAACTACACTTCCTCCAGCACTACCAGCGGTTAATTCAAATCCAGTAGAGTTGAAATCAAGCAAATCTTCAGTTTGGACAGCATCAGGACCATGAAGACTGAAGAATTTGCCATCTCCATTAACGCTATCAACTAACACCCAACCTTGAGCAGCAGTATATCTTTTGATAATAACTAGCCTCGGCTGAAATCCAGTTGTTATCTGTAAAGTTGAATTTGAGCCGTCATACGATCCAACAGAACTGATGCCTTCAACGCTGGAGAAGAGCATGGCTATGTAGTCTTTACCAGTATCATTTACATCACCATTATCCTTTAAAGTAAAGTGAGTACTCGTAGGGGCTGTGTCATTCCATATATTAATTGAATCAACTTCGGCAGCATTACTATTTAAAACTAAGTGATACTGTTCTGGATTTGTTCCACCATTCAAACCTTTGTGATACACTTTCCAATCTTTTGAACTGCTTCCTACTCTGCATTTGACCCAAATCATCTCTGGAGTTTTCGAGAGGGAATGAGGAACTGCTTGGCTACCGCTGTCATCATTTCCTGCATAAGCCACCACATCCATCCCAGCATGTCTCTTCCACATCCAAGCCTGATAATTAATAAAACTACTAGTTGAATCAAGGTAACCATTGTTAAAATCATATTGTTGGTGAGAATCTGAACTCTCAGCATCAGCCGTGTTTGTAAATAAGTATTTACCTTGAGTTAAACGAGCACTTGTGTACCAACCTTGAGATGTTGTTGTGTATTTTGTTGTTGCAAAATCAGTAACAAATCCACTAACAAAGGTAGGTATATCAGAATTACTTGTACCCATGACCATATTGAATACATCCGTACCAAGTTCAACGGGTTTGCCAACGTATCCATCTGATCTTCTTATCGCACAATAAATTATTGTCTCTCCATTTTCGTTGTAGTGTGCATTGCTGGCAGTAATTTTAAAACCTGTAGGAGTTAAATCTATTACGCTTTCATCATCTTCAGCATTACTTACATTTGGTCGTAAGGAAGCATCATCACCACCTGTTGCTATTCCTCGCATTGCATCAACTATTTTCCAATCTCTACTTGAGGTTGTAGCGTTTTTCAATAGTATCCAAGACGGCTCGAATCCTAAATTAATCTCTGGCCCTGTAGCCGATCCATTCCCAACATAACTACCGCACTTGATTATTCCTTCCTTACTGTCTCCAAATTTAAAACCAGCAGGGTCGTCGAAGGGGCTATCTGTTGATGCTGTTGGATCACCATTAGCAGTAATCGTTCCTCCTGTTGTCTTGCCTGTTGTTGAAGAGTTATTGCAACATAAAAGAACTGTATTAGTAATACTGGTTAACGGCTCAGTTGGTGGTCTAAATGATGATGTATAAACTGCTGTTCCTTTTACTAAACGTACATTACTTATATTACCTATAAAGTTTGTTCCATAGTTACTTGCAACCTTAAATGTTTTATTGGTAGAACTTCCCCAATCATTGCTGTCAGTAAATTGGCCTTGTTTTACACCATTCATGTAAAAACTAACAGTTGAACCAGATCTAACTATTGCATAATGACACCACTGATCTCTAGGAGGTAATGATAAAGCAAATTCTTGATCGCCTCCGTGGTTAATATAAAATTTACTATTGTAGCAATAAATAAGGGCTCCACCAGCAACATTATACGCACCTATTTCCATAATCCCTTCAGGGCCAGCTGATGGAGTAGAGGTACGTTTGCACCACCATTCCAGTGTAAAATCTCCAGTTAAATGAAAATCATCACTAGCAGCTAGTGATAAATGGTCATTCCCATCAAATACAACAGACCTTGCAGTAGCGGCTGTGGACTCACCTCCTCCGAATAGGTAGGCTACATAATTGTGACCGTTTTCATTAACTATTCCATTCCATCCCACAGTAAATACAGAAGCCGTGGGAGGAGTATCACCCCATATTGTTGAGTCTTCTTCTTGATCGTCAGTTGTATTGAGCCTTAGCCAACTTCTAGATGTATTAGGTAAATCTCTATGCCATACAGCCCAAGCATCACTACCAGTTGTCTTCTTGACTATAATCATCCCCGGCACACACCCAAGTGAATGACTTATGTTTTGAGCAGAATTTTGGCCGCTATAGGTAACAACATCACAGAACCCTTTTGCCTTGCGGAATGTAAATGAGGCATAGTCATTAGATGATGCATTTACTTGTGTATTAGTACCTAATTTAAAACCATTAGCATTAAATCCAGTAAGACGTTGACCTAAGCCTGCATTATCCGTATTTGAATTTGTTATAAGTCTTTCATTATGACCTCGAACCGTATCATATATAAGGTTATCATCTGTTCCATTTCTTTTCTTAATCCATGTCATACCTCCTTCACCAGATAAATTAATTCCATTATTTATATTTCTATTTTCTGTTGAATTTCCTTCCCAGACGTACGTGCTGAACACATCGTCCAAATACGTCTTCTCGCTGGCACCTACGCCAAGCATTAATTGTTGAATTGGTGTCATATCAGCTCAACCCTGCACCTGAGATGTAGGCAACACTACTTGCTTGGAACCAAATAGTAGCCATTCCACGAGCCGCAAGTGTGCGATTTCCTGTTGCTGCATCGGCAGCGTTGTGAAGAGTTAAACCACTAGCTTGAGTAATCGTAATATCTGAGCCACTATGATTGATTATTGTCACGGCACTACCACCAGTAAAGACACCGTTAGGGACAGTAACTCCTCCACTTGTGTTAGTAACTGCTTTACCAACATCACTACTTGATAATGTGTAAGCAGAAGTTGTTGCGTTGTTGGGTATTTTTCTTAATTCACCAATGCTGTCTGATACCGTTCCAGCAAACGTGGCGTTACCCGAACCTGTTACGGTTATATTTGACACCCAAGAGCCAGTTGATTTGCTATCTAGTACAAAGTCTCCGCCTGATTCTGCGTGAAATCTCCAGTAGTCAGCATTATCATCACCTTCGTCAGCAGTAAGTTTAAGAATTGCACCATTACCTTCTGCTCCTTTAATTGAAATTTCACCAGCAGTAGTTTCTATACCTTGATTAAACGTCCAATAATCAGTAGCGTTTACCCAAAGAATCGACTTGTCGGATGCGCCTTTGAGAATTATGCCTCCCTGATCCGCAGTCGTATCACTAGGACTAGATACCTTACCGATTTCAATCTGCTTGTCTTCTACATCTAACGTCTGAGTATTAATTATCGTCTGAGTGCCATTAACCGTCAGATTCCCGCTTAGTGTGAGATTTACTCCTGTTGCCGTTCCTGTAAATGCAGGATCAGCTTTGGGTGCAAAACCAGCAACGACAAAGGCTGTTGAGGCAGCTTTAGTACTGTTATCTCCTGCTGTAGGCGTTGGGATTGTAACAGTCCCAGTGAATGTGGGGCTTGCGTCTGAATACGTAAGAGCTACTAAAGATGAACCTTCTTTGACATATAGCTTATTTTGATCTTCGGCATAACTAATCTCTCCATCTTGAAGATCTGAAATACTACCGTTTAAATTTGAATAAGAACCTCTTGCTATTCTTACTGGTGTTCTAGTGCTGGGAGTTGGCATAGTTAGCTACCGAAATCGCCTCCGTCAAATACATTCGCTGTACTTATCGTAGACGTTCCGTTATTGAAGTTACCTCCATCAATCATAATTAAAGTTCCACCTATCTCACCCCAACTTGATGTATAGCCTTCAAACTTAGACGTTGTTGTGTTATATCTAAACATCCCTGCTGCTGCACTACCCGGTCTTTGAGCAGTAGTACCAGCATTTAACTTCAAAGCTCCAGTATTGAAGAGATGAATGTTTATTAAATCAAGAGTGACATCTGTACCTGAATCGTTGTACAGAAACTCATCAATTTTTAGTTTTCCGTATTGTGGCATTTTAAAGAATCACCCATACTCTATTTTGGGGTACCGTCACGACGGCATTGTTTTGAATCGTCATTGGTCCGACTGATACGGCGTTTTTGTCACCATCGCCATCGCCAATTGTGTATGAAGTCGTAACTGTATATTGATTTTCAAGAAACGACTCATCAGTTCCACCACCAGATCCAGCCCCGCCGCCACCGCCTACAGCAGTCCAAGCGTTGATTGATCCAGCTAAATATATTTTAGTGCTTGAGTCAGTTGTGTTATGCCACCAATCACCTTCGTTCATTCCAGATGATGGGGCTGATGTTTGAATATAAACCTTACTTCCACCAACAGATTCCCATGCACTGCCATTCCACATCTTGAGCAGACTATTTGTGGTGTCGTACCACATGTCTGCTGTCTGTGCAGTAGGCGCTGAAGATGCTCTATAAATCCAAGGTGTATTTAAACGATCACTAGCAATATCCAATTCGCTTGGATAGCCATTGATATAAATTATCGGTTTGCGTGTTGCCATCTACTTCAGTTGTACTGGGACATCAATGTTTAATGCGAGAGTATTTGCATTCAAAGCTTCTCCCACAAAAACGACATAATGACCACCTGTTGATGGTGGTGTTGTTGATATTGCTCCTGATCCGTTTAAGAAATAACGACTACCAACAGTTAAATTCCCTCCACTCCAACCAGTTAAATCAATCTTTCCAGCAAAGGATAATTTAGCAGTAGCGTTTGCTGAAACTGCTTCCATCACCATTCCCGCAACAGTTGCAATGTCTCTTGTCGAACTATGTATTGCTTTTGCAAGTTTTCCGTTGGCATCGATGTAAACAACATCGCCAATTGCTAGATTCTCTGCGGCAGTTAATTCAATTTCAAGAGCTGAACCACCACCCATTCCAGCAATAGCAGTTTGAAGTGCTATTAAGGCTTGAATAACGCCTCCCGTATTGCTGAGATACTCTCCCGTCACTGTTCCTCCCGCTGCGACAATGCAAGCTTTAATGGCTGAAATAATGCCACCAGTATTTTCAGGGTAAGCCGCCATACTTCCTATTCTAAGGACTTCTAAGGAATGATTATTGGAGCGGTGTTTGACCCTCCTTTTACTACTTCAATCATCGGGTAACTAACACCTCCAATTGTTACTGTGCTTTCAAATTGTTGGTTGCTTGCATTGAAGATTCTGATCTCTTGCGTACCTCTTTTACACCACCAATCATTCTGTCTGCACCAGCTTGCTTCTGGTTCTTCGTGATCATTCCAGAGCATTGGTCTATTGTCTGATCTAATATTATTTCTTACGTCTGTACCCGGAAAAAGTTCTAAGCCAACAACTTCTGCTAAAGCCAAGGCGTACCTGTCGTAGTTAACTCGATGTCTTGCGTTGTATTCGTCATAGACCTCATCACTAAACTCTCGCTCCATACTTGAATCTGTAAGCAATCCACTAGTGTTGTCGCCGTAATACTGAGTTGGAAAATCGTTTGGTTCATACCAAGGGATTCCACATTCCCATCTCATCGCATGCATATGTTTACATTCGCGACGTTCGTCAATGCGACCTTGTAGAGAACGCCACTGCCTGTAATAACCAGCACCCTGTCTTTCCCATGCAGCCCTAACAGTTCTACTGGCGTTAGGTAATGGGAACATATCTTGATCAACTTCTCCTTTCGGAAATTCAAGGTTGGCTAATGCGCCACCTAGATGATCAGGACAGCAGCAAAACATCTTTGTAGAAGAGCAAAGATGACGAGTTCCATCTGTCTTCCAAATATTTGGAGAAGATGGATTGTAATCAAGTTTTTTCCAATAAATTGTATTGTTGTATTTAACTCTTCCATAGGCTTTTGACAAGTCAAATACCAATGTCATCGAACCTGTATTTGCAGCAATTAAAGTTAAAGCAACACTTCCTTCTGGTTTAGTAACAACATCATCTGGGTAATTAGGTCCAGACGCTGTGTCTTCGAATTGATCACCGATAAAAATAGAAAAAATACCAACTTGAGATGAAGTTAAGACTCCGTTGACGTTGTAAGTCAACGTATGATTTGCAGGATCAGGATCACTTGTATTCGTTGATATTTGCGACGATGTCAAAGCATTGGGAAGAATAATACTTCCTCTTGTTCTTTGTCCTACATACCACGTTCTCTCAGGACTAGTCTCACTTGGGAACATTGTGACAATGTCCTTTGATATACCGCTAACAGCACCTGTTGTAAATCGACTATTGCTGTATATAGATAAGTCATCCCAGCTTCTACCCGTGCCAAAATAATAGGCTTGACCTAACTGCCATCTCTTGTAATCGCTTTGACGATTATACGACTCAAGAATTGTAGGGAACTGAGCTGTTCCGTAGAGACCTAATCCTTTACCTTTACTCGGATATAAACCTTTTGCCTTGTTTAATCCAATTCCTTTCGTAACAGGTTGAAGCCCGAAACCTGTACTTAGGCTTCCGAGACCTTTACCCATTATCTAAAACTACTTGATGGGTCGAAGTAAGTACTACCTCGCTCTTCTCCAGACCTCAACCCTGCTTTTGCGTATGGTCTGTCCTCTCTCACTCTTGGACCAGCAGTGATTCTGCTTCTTTTTCTTGAACGATCTGAAGTTGCAGTAGCTCCTGAAGTTAGATCACCTCTTCTTCTGCCTGGGAAACTTCCAACACTAAATCCTCTAGTCAACTGTGATGTCTCATCAGCACGTTGAGCGTTGATATAAGAATCTGCTTCTCTTCTTGCGTCGTCGTAATCAGATTCTAGTTGTGCGTATTTTTCTTTATTTTTGTTGAGTGCATCGTCGTACTCGATTTGAGTGCCGCCGTCATCAGTGTTATCAGTATTGTCAGTATTGTCTGTGTTATCAGTGTTATCAGTGTTATCAGTGTTATCGGTATCATCAGTGTCATCAGTTATAGGCACACATCCAGTACCTGCGCTGTTTAATTGCTGACCCGAACCACAAACAATCGGTAATTCATCTTCTTCTTCGGTACTTGTATCACAGTTAGATCCATCCCAAGTACCACCAGATTGAGCACATGCATACTCATCGCTTCGTCTGATATTTGCTAATACTTGTTCTCTTGTCTGCTTAGGTCTGTCGTCCTGACCATAAGTTAATTCGGTATCGCCCCTTAAATCACCCATCCAGTAATTTCTACCCTCATCTCCTAATTGTCTACCAAGTTCACTCTCGTAAATATCATTTAGCCACTTTTCGTTGCTGAGATTGATATTTGATTCAACCTCTTCACGAGTAGCACCTCTTCCTAAGTCTCCTAGCCAATATTCTCGACCTTCATCTCCAAGATCACGATTTAATGCTGTTTGATAAGTACTCTGTAACCACTCCTCATCGTTCTGACCAGAACCTGCTGTATCGTTGATATTTTGATATTCATTGCTACGCCTGAAATTGTCTACAACTTCTTGCTGCGTTTGTGCCCCACTATTGATTTGTTCAGCCCAGTAATTAGCTCCTGCGGTATCTGGCTCTCTATCTAATTCAATCTTGTATGTATCTTCAATAAACTGCTGAGTTTCCACTTCCTTGTCTGCTTTGATCTGCTTTGCTTCATCTGAAGAATCAAATAATGCAGCAACTTGATCAGCACTTGTTTTCCCTGAATCTAATTCAGCCTTCCAATAAGCCTTGCCTGCCGCGTCAGGTGCTCTACCAAACTTCTCTTGGTAAAGCTGATCTAAATATGCTCCTGTATCAGCAAGTGACGACATGACTTAGAAGAAACCTCCTTGAGCGAAAACGTGAACTCGTGTATTTGCACTTGGAGCCGCAATCGCTTGATCAACTCCTACATAAAGCAATGCACTTGATGGGACATATAAACCTGTATTTTTCTTATCCGTTTCAGTTGGATACGCTGCCATCGTTGCTGCTGGGCTTGCCAAGTTAGGAACAGGAACACTTAATGGAGGTAAAGGAATATTTGTTCTAGTACCAACAGCCGAGGAAGCAATTGCTGCTCCTCCTACATACGCTGAATTTGCTGTTGTTATAGATGTCGCAGTTGTCGCTGTACTTAAGAAAACTAAAACATTTCTAGCAGTGGTATTAGCTTCTAAAGCCACGATGGACAAACTATCAACTACAGCTCCATCGTTTCCAGAACAATCCACAAGAACAACAAATCCTGCTGGAGCTGGCGTATTGAAATTGGTTGCTGTTACCAGTCCAGCAGTACCACCAATCGTTGCGAATGAATGCAGAGGTCTATCGACCAACAGAGGCATTTTGTTTGAACTACTCGTTGCCATTTAATTAACCATCTATAGAAAGTTTACTGAGAATTCAATACCGGAAGATCTCAATTAGACAGGAGAGATATCCCTGAGAGGTCCGCTATTCATCAGACCTAAAGATGTACTCATGCCTCTTTTCTGTGCCTTCTCCTTTACAGGTTTCACTTTTCCAGCTCTTTCGACTGGAACTGGAGGAGGATCAAACGATGAACCCCTTTGATTAGGTCTCGTTAATGTAGGTGTTTCATTATTGATAATCTGTTCACCATCGCCATATGGATTTCTTCTTACTACTTGATCTCCTTGCATAGAACCAGCAGGATCTGCTGGAGCTGGTACTGGCTGGAATGATTTTATATTCTGAGGATTATTAGGTACTCCACCTTTCGATCCAGCTAAGAAATTATTAACTTCTCTTTCTTCTTGCTTATTGATGTACCACTCATTTGGTCGGAAAGATCTTTTAGCACCTTCTTTATACTTCATGTGCTCGGCTTTTTTAGTCATGCCACAGATCCTCCGCCTAGAGCTTGAAATACATAATTAGGAACCCTTCCTTTTGTAAATGATGTGACTAACTCGTCTGCTGGATTAGGAACATTTCCGGGCTGTCCTCCAGGGGCAGGTAATTCTAATCCTGATTCTCCGCCAACTTGTGGTTGCATGTTGGAGTTAAATGCTGGATTAAAATCATCCTCTGTTGTTGTCTTGACTGACTGAGCTAATAACGTGACCGGATCACCAAAAGCATTTGCTCTATTTGTATTTGCGTCGGTCAGACTTGGAGCGATTTCTAATCCACCTTGCTCAGGATCTATGCCAGAGATATCCGCTTTCTTTTCATAGACTGCTTCGCTTTGACTTGTTATCTCATCTCTTTGTAATTCAGGCGCTGGCTGTATCTCTCCACCATTAATTGATTGAGTACCCTCTACTGCTTGACTTGCATCAAACGACTTGTTTCCTCCCGGCAAATTAATTGTGTTTGACCTTGCTAATAAGTAACCAAGACCTCCACCTAATAGTGCATTTTGAAGTTTTCCGTCACCTAGAGCCAAGCCAAGTCCTGCACCCATTACAGCACCACCAGCAGGATCAAGAAGAACCTTTCCATGCTGTTGAAGCATTTGATTCATTTGACTCTGACGATTTCTTTCTGTCTGAGCACCAGCGTTATAAGTCGGTAAAACCTCTTGTTTTTCGCTACTTTCTACGGAAGATTGACCTTCGATATTTTGTTCCGCTTTATCAATATCTACGATTTTTTTATCATCAAAATAATCTGTTTGACCAAGCATCTCTAATGCTCTTGCTTTTTTGCCATCGTAAATCTGCTGTTTAATTTGATTATGTCTGCCTCCAACTCCAAGGCGGCTTCCATATGGTGAATTGTCTGACATGGTTCGTGGTTACCTCCAGTTTTGTGATCCAACGGCTTGAGCAATTCTTGTTCCAACTGCTGTATCAGCCGGACCTTTGATTGCCATGATGTATTCAGATCCAGATCGATCGAATGCGTATCTCCTTACCTCGTCTCGTCGATAGTTAGCCACATACAGAGTTTCAGCTAAACGATCAACTTCTCTGAGGTAAACCTCTCGATAGGTCTTATCTGCCTTAATAGGATCTGACTGCATGATCTGCCTGTCAGTATCCCCAGTAATCCGTTGGACCATATTGGGCTGTGGAGCACTCTCAGTTTTAAAGATCTGAGAAAGCCTGTAGACCTTATCGCAACGATTAAGATGCTCAATGATTCGCTCATAGAAATAACTATCAGGAACACGAGCCATTGCTTCTTCTAAACGAGCAATATCACCGGCAGGCAAATTCGCTCCGGTGTTATAGCCAAGATGGAACCTTGTACGGCTTTTGTCGTAGTCGTTAAGTTCCAACCGTAAATAAAAGCGACTTTCGCTTTATTCTAGGCAATGTAGATAAGGTCTTCTTTAAATACCTCATCCCAATCAACTCTCGAGATCTTTTTAAGTTGATCTAATTTTGAAAATCTTTCTCCGGGTAGAGATAATCTGAGTTCGATAATTTTCTTAGCAGTTGCATATCCAATCCCTTTAACTTGCTTGGCAAGTGATTCTGCTGTGGCAACATTCACGTTAAGCCTTGTATCTAATGGGATTACAGCTTCTGGAATTTTATCCTCATCCTTCTTTTCCATAACAACTGGTTCAACCTTCTGACCCGTTCGACCTTTGTTTGCTTCGTAGGAAACCAGATCATCTAAAGCAACGTATTGAACTACGCCTGTCGCATTCTTGACCATTGCCCAGTCTTTGTCGTGATGTCCAATGAACTCGACAACTTGACCGTTCCTTTGATTTTGATATAACGCCATAAATAAAAAAAGAGCACCCCGTAAGAGATGCTCTTATTGTAGTGAGAAAACCTAGTAATTTAGGTCTCTGTGACGAATGGGATGTATGTATCATCCAATCCAGCAACCTCATCGTCTGTGAAGTATGAGACTTCAACGATGATTGGTGTACCACCAGCTTGTGTAGAAGATAAAGCACTTCCAGCAGCGTTAGCCGCTGCATTACGAACATAGACCTTAAGAGTCTCAGCTCCTGAAAGAACTGCTGCTGTTACGATTCCTTTCTTCGCAGATGCTGGTGCAATAGTTGTACTAGCAACTGCAATTGTTGGAGATGAAACAACACTTGTTGTAATGCTGCCAGCCGCTGAAGCAGCAGCATCTTTTACAGCAATTGTGTCTGTGTTAGTACCAACTAGACCAGAAGCGGCAGTACCGACTCCAAGATCTTTACGCATATCAGGAACACGAATACCTACGTGGTATACGCTTGATCCTGCTGGAATTGTTAGTCCTGTGATGTTGGCACGAACTTTGTCGTCGCCACGCATATCAGGGCTAGGGATGGTAATTGCAAACTCAGTAGCTCCTGTAGAAGTTACTAGTGCATAACCAACAACGTGATGATAAACACGACCTGGAACAGCAACTACTGGCTGTCCTTGGTAACTACTTAAATTAGTGACCCAGTTACCGGGGTATATCTTTTTAGCCATTATTAGTTACCTCCTCAATATACGAATGAGTAAGCAACGGTAATGAAGTCCTTATTAAGAATTTCAAAACCAGCAAAGAGACTCCAAATCATAATGATGAATCTTGAGAAATCATCATTGTTATTAAGAAGAATCTGTGCGTTGTTACCACCAATACCTACGCCAACTGCCTGTGGTCCGAAGAACAACATTGGAGCAATTGTGTAGTTAGCTGCACCAGCATTTGCTGTGTCAACTGCAATATTTGCATTGATAGTTTTCTCAGGCAAGTTGGTTGATTCGAACCATCTTACGCCCTCGAACAAAAATCCCGTCGGCATGACAGGCTGTCCGGCAACGAAGCCAGCTTGTCCATAAGCTGGACCCATTCCTTGGAAGAAGTTAGCGTTAGGTGCCTCGGATGGATTCATGGGGTTAACCATTCCATTCCCAGCGTACCGAGCTATTTCACGGAAAGCATCATTTTGCAGTAGCCGTTCATATCTCTTGATATGACTGGCTTTTTGTTACCCCGAAAGCTCTTTATCTCTCGGTTCAATACCTTTTCAATCGGTATTGCTCAGACTATATCATCACAGCTTTGTTTCTTTTGGAAACTAGTTCTGCGGAGGGGACTCGTGGAGATTTTACTCAGTTACCTGTCGATCTCTAGTCGTTGAACCTTCCAACTTGTAGGTTGGCTTGGCTGCTGATCACCCAGTTATAGGGGGCTTCCAGCAATTCACCCTCTTCTCTCTTATTAATTACTTAATAAGGGCGCAAATGATGTGCTTCGTGCAAATTTTCTAATGTTGTTTGCACTAACTACCTTTAGTAGGCAGTAAGACTCATTATGTCTACGCAAGTGCATCATTGCCGTCGGATCGGCTATACACCTGTAGTATCCGTCAGAGAACGTCGGTACGTTTCTCTTACGCATATCCTTGACGACCTGTAAAAGGTCTGTCTTTACGTCGAACTTAGCAGATATGTTTGCACCGTATGTAAAGACTGGGTTACCTGCTGCTTTTGCAGCTCCACCTGGGAAGTAGTAACCACCTTCACTTGAAGATGCTAAACCGTTTGCTTCTGCCTTGAATAGTTCGTCAGCAAAGACTCTATCTCTCCAACGTCTGTAGTCATCAAGAAGGGTTAATGAACCTATTGACTGATGGAATACGTTGAGGTTACCAGTGTCTAAAAGTAGACGCTGTGCTGTTAAGAGAGTCTCACGAGCAACCTTGAATGTTGAAGGAGTAGTTGGAGCTGCTGGATCAGCAGGACCGGTGTACTCTTTTAGGTTGACGAGGACTTTGTCCTTAACAATGTTTCTGCTAGATGCTGTGCCAAGTGTTTGATCAGCAGTACGCTCTCTGGAATCCTTATTACCTGGATTACCCCAGAAGCGATATCTGTCTAATTGAACAGTTTGACCAGGTTGCTTACTGAAATCGTGAACAACCACAGGCTCTACAGCCATCTCGATGATATAACCGGGATGAGGTCTATAAAGCTCTGCACCTAACAGTTTTGGAACGTGAATACCCCTACTTTCATAGGGCACCGACTATATCATCACTTTTTACAGTGCCGGACGCTCGTGCCTGTAATTAAGAGAACTGTATCTCTCAGGTAGTCTGTGAACCTTCCAGAGATGTATCTCTGGCTTGGCTGCTGATTGCCTTATCTCGCGACTTAGGTTTCCAGCAATTCATCCGGTTTTAAATGATCCTAGAGTCTTACGACTGAATCATTATCAATCCACATTGGGATTTATAACTCCGAAACTTATAGGGAACAAATACACACCTATAGTGTGTTGCTTATATCATAAATACATCTCATAGGGTAAAAATTTGGAGCCCACAGATGTTCGTGGAATCTTGGGATTGTTGATAGCAGACGGTAGCCTTGTCCCATATCGCACTCCCAGCGGGGGATATGTGCAGTTAACGATGACGGCAGGTGAATCTGACTCCGCATTCCTTGAAGAAAAAGTTGAAGAATTTAAGCAATTTATTTTCACTAGGGCCAAAATTGTTCCCTATAAGACCAGACAACGTAGTGATGGTAAAAGAAGTACTGTTTTACGTTTTAGAGTCTCAACTAACAAATTGCGTCCTGTATACAATCTTCTCTACCCCATCGGAGAGAGACAGATAACACAAACCACACTTAATTTGCTTGGAGCACAAGCAGCTGCATGGCTCTGGGCGGAAAGTGTAAAAATCCACAAAAAAGGAACTGCTTTGCTTAGCAGGGTTGGATGTACTCAAGAAGAAGCGCAAATGATCTCCAGTTGGCTACAAATGTTGACTGGCGCAACGTCAAAACTAGATGAAACATACACGAGACCCAGAATCCTTTTTGATAAAGAGCAAACGTTGAAGATCCAAGAAGGTCTTATTGATTACGCACCTAAAAGCAGAAAACATTTATTTCTTCAGGAGGATTGGAATGTCAGCTCAATTCGTAGCGCACGCACTGAGCTACATCTTGGGAAAGGGGAGCATCAGTCTGAAAGGACCGAAGAAGCGACCTTGGCTGGAAATTGCAAGATCTGAAATAGATCGTAGATATTTATCCCACCAGCTAAGGCTTTTAAAGGAACACCATGACGGAGCCTTTGAGTTCTATCGAGACCGTATTGCCACGGATGGTTTCTACGACAAGGAAAGGTTTCGCTTTCAAGGCGATAATTTATGGAGAGTATATGAGTTGATTTATCCGAAAGATAAGAAGCGTTTATCTAGAGAAGTGCTAAATATTGCTGGACTTAAAGGAGCTGCTGCTTTATGGATAGACCAGGGAAGAGTAATTGGAAAGCAAGGCTCTATCAGAGGAAGATACAGCGAACATGACTACGGAGAATTGGAATCATGGTTCAATGATCTTGGAATACCAACAAAGATCCTTAGAAATCAAATCAGTATTATTCACTTGAGCTTCAAGAAAGATTCATTAAATGAATTAAGACAACTGATCAGACCCCTCGTACACATCAATATGAGAAAAACATTGCAGCAACGTATCTCAAATTTCAGGTAGATTAAACCTGCCCCGAAGCAGAACTACGGCAGGGGTATTTGAGATAGTCAGGAGTCTTAATTTTTGTAGTTTCTTAAGACTTTAAATTGACCCGTCTGCGTTTTGCTAGCGTGGACGGCTCCTGACATGTTGGATTCATTAAAATACGACTATACAAGGGTTTTCATGTCTATGAACGACTCTCTTGAACCCGACGACCTCCACTCATCCAACATCTCTCGATCTAGGAGACTCTA